TCTTTTTGTGAAGGCGCTGGTCGAGGCCTTGAGTGAATAAAAAAAAGGAGCGCATCAGAGCGCTCCATTTTACTAATCACTACACGAACCGACTCAGCGTTCTGAGTCTGTGCTCTTAAAATAAACGTTCGACACCTGTCTCAAGGTTGAGATCTTTGCCGACGTTCTCGTTTTTTCCCTGCGCAGGCAGAAACTCCATGTAGGCAAGGAGACGAGCCACTTCGGTCTGGTCTGCGTTATAGGTGAGAACCTTCTGCTCTACATTGAACTCGTTCTCACTTCCGAGCTGCAGCGTGATCGTGCTATCGGCTGTGGAATTTATACCGATGTTGATCGTCGAGCCGTATGCGTTCGGAGTCGATGGCTGACCGTTATACAGTCGCCACTGCCACAAGTACCCGGTGTATTTTTTGCCGAAGCTATTTGTCAAGAGCTCGAAGTCGAAGGTCTGCGCGTCCTGTCCGTTTATGTATACGACACTCTTGAACTGGGAGTTCGGGAGTGGCTCGATATCCATCGCGATACTCGTGATGTGAGTCGATGGCGACACCTTGACAATATTCCAAGACGTGCGCATCCGGTGCATCAGTTCGTTGAGGGAGATGTTCATGATCTTGAGCAGTTCGGTCTTCCTGAGTCGACGCTTCGGATTTATAGGGTAGCGCGAAGTCCATGAGATGCGAGGCTTCCCGTCTGATCCTTTTCGGATCGTGCGCGCATAATAACCGCACGTGATGAGTGGATCCTTCATGTCTTCCGCCTTCCCGTTGACAACTGTCTCGAATGGCTCATACATGTAGTCGATCACGGCGCCGCTGGTCGTATGCTTGAAGCGGACCTTTGTCTCAACGTAGTACACCTTCTGACCTGCCAGCGAGCTCGGCGCCGCATGCGTGACGAACGCGCTCGGCTTAATCATGAAGAGGTCACCCTCGTCCTCCTGTGGAGCTGAGAAGCCACCGTGATACATGAGGCCAGCGGCATAGTTGAAAGGATACATTCCGAAATCCTGCGTCACGTCTGGCGTGATCTCGCAGGTGTAGTATGTCGACGCCTTCACGCCAGTGAAATCAGTGATCTCATAAACTCGCAGCTGGCGAGTCGTCCGCGTCTGGACTTGACCCTCGAAGGGTGCAAGCTCTTCGGGAAGTCCGAGGAGCTCGAGTGCTTTTTGTGTGCTCATGGCGACCAAATTAGTCACGTTTTTGCTACATGTTCGGGAAACTTATCAACGTCGAGTCAATTAGTCAAACGTAAAAAAATGAAGGGAACAATCGCACAAAAAGTTCGCGACATCTTCCACCAGTTCAGCATCGACCCGAAGCAGATCTTCCTCGAGGAAGAGGTGAAGCTCGAGATCGAAGGCAGACTGGCCGACGGCACGGTGATATACACCAGCGCGGCGGAGTGGAGCATGGGTGTCGATGTATACACAAAAGATGAGAACGGTGTCGCCGTGCCACTTATGGCTGGCGAGTACGTACTCGAGGACGGTCGCGTCGTAGTAATCGGCGAAGACACCAAGATCGCAGAGATCCGAGAGGTCGAAGTCGAGGAGGAGATGTCAACGTCTGACCTCATCAAGACCATCGAGAGCCTGAGCTCGCGCGTGGCTGCTCTGGAAGGTCAGAATCAAGAGCTGCTCAGCAAGCTCTCGAAGTCGGAAGCCGACAACGTGAACAAGTCGACCGAACTCAGCGCTGTGAAGACTGAACTCTCTGAGATCAAGTCAAGCGCCGCAGCTCCTTCGGTGAAGGAGAAAAGCATCGAGATCAACCTCGGACGCAACAAAAAGCAAACAATCAGCACAGAGAAGCCGTTCCACAAAATGAGCATGAAGGAGCGCATCGAATACAACCTACAAAACCAGAAGTAAAAAAATGGCAACCACAGTAAACAACACCACAACTTTCGCGGGCAAATTTGCCGGGGAGTACATCAAGGCTGCATTCTATGCGAACGAGACGCTGCAGCACATCACTGTCAAGGAGAACATCGAGTACAAGCAGGTCGTCAAGCGTATCGCTGACAACGTGACCTTCGCGAACGCGACGTGCGCCTTCACTCCGACCGGAACGGTCAACCTCACCGAGCGCATCCTTGAGCTCAAGAAGCTGCAGTTCCAGCAGGACGTCTGTCTGAATGAGTTCAACGATTCATGGGAGGCTGGATTCGTGCAGAACGGCACGCTCGGAACAGCTTTGACCGAGGGCTTGATCAACACCATGCTCGCAGGTGTAGCTCAAAACAACGAGAACTTGATCTGGACTGGTAACGGTGCAACCGCTGGCGAGTACAACGGACTCTTGAAGCTCATCGGCGACGATGCTGATGGCGATATCAATTTCGTATCGACTCCGGTAGCTATCGACGCGAGCAACGTCTTCGCTAAGATCCAAGCGTTGATCGCTGCGGCTCCTATCGGTCTGAAAAAAGCAACCGAGCGCCCACTGATCTACATGTCGAATGACGTGTGGGAGGCTTACATGTATGCGAACGCCGCAGCTGGAAACGGATGGTACACCTACGCAGGTCCGGAAGTTCAGCGCTCATTCATGGGACTGTATAACATCGCAGTGTGTCCCGGTATGCCAGCGAGCACAATGATCATGGCGCAGCCTTCGAACTTGTGGTTCGGTACAAACTTAGTGAGCGACTGGAACAGCCTGCAGGTCGTAGATATGCGCCAGTGGGCGGACGAGACCGTTCGCTTCTCGATCAAGTTCTTCGCCTCTACACAGTACGGCGTCGGCTCTGATATCGCGGCTTACTCGACATGGTTCTAATATTCACGGCAGGGGCTTCGGCCCTTGCTTTTTAACTAACTTAATACACTGATAATCAATGGCTTGTGTCCTCTCTTCGGGCTTTTTGCTCGACTGTAACGAAGGCGTAGGTGGAGTGAAGGAGATCTTCATTGCACCGTGGAACGCCTTCTCCGCTGGTGTCACGCAGGACGGCGACGGTATCATCACAGCGTTCACGGTGAGTTCACCTGTGACCGTGTGGCGCTATCAACCGAACCGCAACACTGGCGCTGTAACCATCACACCTACCGCAAACCTCGAGAACGGGACGCTGTACTTTGTACAAGCTGTGGAGCTCACGCTCGGCAAACTTGACAACGACAAGCGCAAGGAACTCGAGAACCTATCGAAGGCCAAGGTCGCCGTTTTCGTTCGTCTGTACGACGATCAAATCATGATGTGCGGAACGACGGACGGCTGCTTCCTGACCGCTGGGACATACCAGTCAGGGAAGGCGAAGGGAGACCTCAACGGCTACACGTTGACCCTCACCGCTGAGGAGCCAACGCAGCCGCTCTTCCTTGAGCCATACACTGCAGGAGACACGCCGTTCTCGAACTTTACGCCTGACATCGTTGTCGATCCTGCGTATTGATAGTCTTGTGTTTTTGGATGTCTTATTGATTTAGGGTGAGAGGCGTGGCGAGTGCTGCGCCTCTTTTCATTAAAAACTGAACCGCATGATATACCTCAACACGAACCAGATGAACCAAGCGCTCTACCTGACGCTCGATGAGGCGCGCCAGTACTTCCCGACACCGTTCACGCACTACCTGTTTATACTTCGACGCGATGAGAACAGTCCCGCTGGTGTATATTTGGCTCAAGTGCTGAATGTCGTGGATGAGTCTCAACGAATCACACACGCGCTGATCGACACCACAGGGCTCACAATACCGGGACGCTATCGCTACACCGTATACGGTCAGAATAGTGCGGTCAACGTGAACCCTATGGACGCCAGCGTGGTCGGAATCTGCGAGATAGGACTGGCGACACTCAGCAACGGCGACACGTTCTACAACGTGCCAGACATCACAATCAACAACGACATCGTATTCAATGGCTAACAACGTACTGAACATCGAGCTCACCGAGTACACTCCGGTCCTGAGCACTGAGAAGATCGACCGCTCTGGCTGGGTGACCTCTGGAGTCGACAACCTCTTCCCAATTTACCTGCTCGACCTCGCGCAGTCTTCACCTATTCACGGAGCGCTGTGTATATCCATCGGCGACATGATCGCAGGGAAGGGCGTGGACGCGGGCAAATATCAAGAGCGCGTCGACGTACTCATCACGGAAGACATCCGACTCGGCTGCGCCTCGGATCTCAAAAAGTTCGGAGGCTACTATATCGAGGTCATCTACACGGTCGACCGCAAGGGCATCGCAAAACTGCGACACCTGCCATACGAGGAGTGTCGCATCGCGGTCACAGGAGACGACGAGGAGATCATCGGCATATATCAGAGTGATGACTGGGCGAACATCCGAAAAAAGAAAAACAAGCCCGTATTCATTCCGAAATTTAACAAGGAGACCGCTCGAGAAGAGCCTCGACAGGTCTACTGGTGCTTCGACTACACAGGCGGGCAGGTATATCCAAAACCGGACTACTTCAGCGCGGTGAACTACATCGAGCTATCGAAGCAGATAGGCATCTATCACGTCTCGAATATTCTGAACGGAATGTTTCCCAGCTTGATCGTGTCCTTTTTTAACGGTCAACTGGATGAGGATGCGATCCGGAAGATGCGCCAAGACATGCAGGGCCATCTCGGAGGAGCTCGGAACAGTGGGAAGGCGTTCTTTACATTCAACGAACCCGGAGCACAGCCTCCAGCGATCACGAGCTTTCCGCTATCGGATGCCGACAAGCAGTACGAATATCTCACCAACACCTCACGCCAAGAGGTCCTGCTCGCGCATCGCTGCACGACGCCGCTGATCTTCGGAATCCGTGACGGTGGCACTGGCTTCGGATCAAACAAGGAGGAGATGGTCATCGGTCTCGAGATATTCACCAAGCAGGTCATCGAACCCAAGCAGCGCAAGCTCTCGAACGGCTTCCAGACTGTGCTCAGCTACGAGATGCCAGACGTCGAGATTCGAATCGTCCCGAACACTCCGCTCATGACAGAGCAAGGAGCGACGGCGACACTACCGACAGCACCAGCACCAACTCCCGCACCTGTTCCGACAGTTCCAGTGGCTGCGGAGGTTGAAAAAAAAAACTACCGACTCAGCTCTGACGTCGACATGACTGCGGAGGATGAGCAGTACTGGCGTGAACGTCTAAAGAACTGCGGCGAAGTGATCGACCTCGAGGAGTGGGAGCTCGTTCATGAAGATGAAGCGCTGCGAGATGCCGAAGTCGAGAAGGCATTCTGCGAGAACCTCCAAGAGTATCAACTGCAGAGCCTCGAAGGATATGCCGAACCCGAAAAGAAGAGCGCGTGGGGCGATCGTGGACTGTACAAGCTGCGGTACGCATACAGCCAGAATCTCACACGCGGCGAGAACGGCGAAACCAAGAGCCGGGAGTTCTGTGTCGATATGGTCGGACTCTCGAAGGGCGGAACGGTGTACCGGTACGAAGATATTCAGGTCATGAGTGAGGCAGGAGTGAACGGACAGTTCGCTCCCGCAGGTCAATCGCAGTACGATTTATTTCGCTACGTCGGCGGCTGCTTCTGCCACCATCACTGGAAACGTCAAATCTACTTCCGCAAGCGCGAGAAGGGGAAATTCCTGCCGAACAAGGGACTCGAGAACGACGTGCGCGTCGGCAACGTGCCCTACGTCGAGAAAAAAGGTATCGAAGGCATCGCACCAATAAACAGACCCGGACGCGGCTCACTTAAATACTCCTAAAATTACATAACATGGCGGAGATCCTATTCATCAGCGACGTGTACATCAAAAAATACACGCAGGTCAACGGAGCAGTGGACTCTGGTCTTCTGTATCCGAGCGTATATCTGGCGCAGGATAAGTACCTGCAGCCGTGGCTCGGGACCGTCCTATATAACAAGCTCAAGGAAGACATCGCAGACGAGACGCTGGCGGGTGACTACGAGACACTCGTGGTCGACTATTGTCAGAAGGTCGTCCTGTGGTGGACGATGGTGGAGGTCATGCCGTCGCTGGTGTACAAGCTCGACAATAGCACCTACGTCCAGCGCACAAGCGAGGACTCGTCACCGATGAGCGACGCGGTCATGAAGGACATGATCGTCCGCAATCGATCGAACGCGGAGTACTACACCGGGCTCCTGTTCGACTACCTCTGCGCGAACTCGAACCTCTTCCCGGAATACAGCCAGAACGTCTGGCCGCAGCGCTCACCTTTGCAGCGTCGCGCACCGTTCGGCTATGACTTTTCACGGAATAACAGCGTCAACGGTCCGTGGTACGGCGAACGTCGCATCGATTTCATACCATGAGAGAGAAACGAGAGGAGAAAAGAGTCTATTTGGAGAAGCTCAAGCGCTACGAGAAGGCGCTGCTCTCTGAACTGAAAAAGAACGCGAAAGATGAAAGACCTCCTGCAGTACTTCGGTGAACTTTTTACCCATGTCAACACGTATCTGATCAGCATCGGCGTGGGCCTGCTTGCGAAAATTAGCTACGACCTATACATGAAACGGACCCTCTCATTCATTCAATGGACCGCAGTGATCGCGATCAGCGTCTTCTGTGGATACTTGACCAGCACGTATTGCATGACCTACGGCATGAGCGAGGCCTCGCAGATCCTCGTCCCACTGGCGACGCTCTTCGGTGAGAAGCTCATCCAGTACGTCATGGAGAACCACAAGACGATCCTCAACAACCTCGTCTCGATGTTCAAGCGCAAATGAGCGAACAGCCAAAAGAGAAACGTCGCATCGGCGAGAAGATCAAGAACTCCAAGTTCGGGACCTTTGTGCGCGATCGAGTGAAGCCCGTCGCAGGTGACATACTCGAGGTCGTGGGAGACATCACAGGCATCCAAGCGATCGAGACCGTCGGCGCACTGATCAACGGCAAAAAAGAGCAGAACGATGAAGCGGCCAAGCTCGCTCAGGACTTCGAACGCTACAAGCTCGAGTTCACGCTTGAGATGCACCGCCTCGACATGCAGGCAGAGCTGGAAGCGTACAAGGCAGAGGTCGAAGATCGCACCAGCGCACGACTTCGGGAGGTTGAATTCACCAAGGCCACCGGGAAGAGGGACTGGCTGATGGCTGCGGTCATCCTCGCAGGTCTGCTCCTGCTTATCGGCGTCGTCCTTTCGCTGATCTTCATCACAATACCACCAGAGAACCAACGCCTCGCAGACATGACCTTCGGCGCGATCATGAGCATCGGCGCGTCGATCTTCTCATACTACGTCGGAAGCTCCAAGAGCAGCCACATGAAGGATCAAACAATCAAGAGCCTCACCAATGCCGAGTAGAAACATCACAGACTGCACCGACAAGCTCCAGCTCGTCTGGTCGACCTGCGTCACCGTCTACGCTGAGAAGTATCCGGAGGAGGCTCAGCCATTTTTGACCTGCACCTTCCGCACCAACGACGAACAGCGCGCACTATACGCACAAGGCCGCACCGCGAAGGGCAAAATCGTCACATACATCAGCGAGAACGGCAAGCACAACGTCTACCCTGCGCGCGCGTTCGACATCGCATTCAAGACCAAGGGCAACAAGCTGGACTGGTCACCCATACACTTCAAGCGCTTCGCGAAAATCGTGAACGAGCTCTTCCATGGCGTCAAGTGGGGCGGAGACTGGAAGCGATTCAAGGATCTACCGCACTTCGAGGAGTAACTTTTCAACAATTTACAGACTGTTTTTCAAGTAGTTGCGCAGTTATTCACTACGCTCATGCGTGTCTGTGTGCTTTTTCTTATTGACGTAGCAAAAAAGCCACCTATATTTGCCGACGTAATCAATAAACACATGACACACATGACCACCGAAATCTCTCTGCATAGCTTCACCATTGAACAACTTGAGACGTTTATGGATCAACTGTGGGAGGCTATCGAAAACGAATCAGATACTCTTCAAAAGATTCGCATCAATCAGCTGCGCACGAAATGCCTGCGCCTATTCTACACAATGAAAGAAAATCAATTTTAATACATCACACGCATGAACTACTGTATCACAATCGAACAACTGAACGGCAGCCAGAAGACGCACGCCGTGCACTATTTTCAAACCTTCAACGAAGCGATGCACAGCTTCCAGCTACGCTGCGACGAGCTTGGATACGAACCGATTCAAGGGAGCGACGACTTGATCGTCACCGCTGGCGGTATCGGTAACGACTTCCGTCTCGAGCTGATGAAGAGCTCCTTCTCATTTTTACAACCCGAAATCTAAACACACATGAACACCATCAGAATCACAACGGCTCCAGTGGAGCCTTCATTCAAGGAAATCACACTGGACGGCTTCCGCTATTTCAAGAGCGTGACCTCCGAGGAGTACACCGTAGTCGCTCCGACCTTTTACCGCCAGTATACCTTCGGAGTATTTCGCGAGGAGACGCACTTCATGATCACGATGTCGATCACAGACAAGGCAGTCATCACGGCGACCGATCAGCTCTGGAAGGTATTCAACGAGGGCAACTGGCAGGAGATCGACGAACAGACCGCTCTCGATGGAATACAGGCAGGTCTTCTCAAAGGTCTCAATCAAGTAAGGGAGGCTACGGTATGAGGTACCCAATCGCAGACATAAACATCGACGCGCTGCAGAAATTCCAGCAACGTCTGAACTCCGAACCCGCGCTCGAGTCGGTTGAGCTCACGCCAGACAAGAAGGCGAGCACCGTCGTCATCAGCCACATCGAGATGACACTGGACGAGATGTTCTTCGGTCAGTGGAAGACCGAGGGCTTCCGGTGGCAAACCATCGCGAACGAGGTGCAGGGCACGCTTGAGCTGGTCGTCGTTCATCCGGTGACTGGCTACGAGATCCGACGCACTGGTGCTGCTTCGGTCGTGATCATGGTCGACCGCGTACCGGATCAGATCAAGGACGACCCGCAGCTTCGAAATCAGTGGGCCTTGTCGCCATCGAACAAGAAACCGAACGCGCTGGACATGGCCTTCCCTAAACTCAAGGCGGAATGTCTCAAAAACGCAGCGCAGAGCCTCGGCAAGGTATTCGGACGCGATCTTAACCGCAAAAACCGCGACACATACAAGCCGTACAAGATCACGCGCAAGGACGTCGCCATCGCGAAGCTGCCAGAGCACACGATGACGCTGATCGAGCAGAGCATCCAGAAGGGCGAGGATGAGTTCGAAATCCGTCAAGCGATGGAAGAGCTCGCGGAGCTCATCACACCCGAACAGAAGACACACATCGAGAACCTCTTAAACAAAAAGCCAAATGAATAAATATACCGCCGACGTCCTGCAGCATGCGCAGGAGATTCGTCAACAATCAGAGGCGTGGGACAAGATCCGCCTCGGCAAATTCACTGCCTCTACCGTTCATAATCTCATGAGCGAACCAAGAGCCAAGGCTGACCGTGATGCCGGGAAGCTATCGCAAGCCGCTGAGAAGTACGTCATCCAGAAGGCCATGGAGATCGTCACAGGTGAGTCACAGGAGGACGCATACGGTCGCGCGATCGACTGGGGAAACGAGTGGGAGGAGCACGCACTGAACGAACTGCACAAGCGTCTCGAGTTCGAGTCACGCGGCGAGGTGCGCATGGTCATGAAGCCACCGTTCAAACTGTGGAACGACTACGCTGGCTGCTCAGCTGATGCGATTATATACGACCGCGAGATGGACCCGCTGCTCATCGTGGAGATCAAGTGCCCATTCAATAGCGTGACGCACTTCATGCACTCCCGCGTCACTGGTGGCGAGACCCTGCGAGACATCAACGAGGACTACTTCTGGCAGGTGCAGATGAACATGCTGATCCATCAGACGACCTCCGCATACTTCGCCAGCTACGACCCGAGACAACCGGAGCACCGTCGTCTTCACTATGCACGCATCGAGGCTGATGTCGTCGCCTTGAACCTACTCTGCGAGCGCATGGAACGCGCGAACGTCTGGAAACAGCGGTATGTTCATGAGTGGACGGGCAATGTTGAAAAGTCATGGTCAAACATGGACGGGAGGAACTTATAATTGTACCGCGACTCCTAATGAAAAAACTGAATACAGACCACCGCCGTGATGCCAGAGCTCATTCGAGCAAGGGGTCGCCATTGCGTGCGGTGGTCGTATTTATTCAATGAAGACATCCTTCCTCCTTCATCTTGACAGCCTCGACGTCCTCGATGCGCTGACTCCTGAGCAGTGTGGTCACCTATTCATGGCGATGCGTGACTACAACCTGACCGGATCCATGCCAGACGATCCTATGATCAAGCTCGCGCTGATGCCGTTCTTGAATCAGTGGAAGCGTGACCTTGTGAGATTCGATAAAGTGTGCGAGCGCAATCGTGCGAACGGAATGAAGGGAGGAAGGCCAAAGAACCCACTGGGTTTTTTGGGAACCCAAGAGAACCCACAAGAACCCAAAAAAGCCGAGAGGGAGAACGAGAAGGAGAAAGAGAACGAGAAAGAGAGGGAGAGTATAAAGAGCACGCGCTTCGCTTCGCCTACACTCGACGAGGTGAAGGAGTTCTTCAAAGAGAACGGATACACCACAGAAGCAGCAACCAAGGCCTTCACATATTACAACGAGGCGCAGTGGCGAGACAGCCGAGGTCACACGGTCAAAAACTGGAAACAGAAGATGCGCGGCGTCTGGTTTCGTGACGAGCACAAGCATCAAGCGCCTCAGCCATACAACCCAAGAGCAGGAACAGTTCCGACCATATACACCTCACCAGAAAACTATCGACCCGTATGATCACAAGAGTCCCATCACATGACACAGAGCTCGAACAGCTCGTTCTCGGCGCGATCCTGCTCGACGGGAAGGCTATGACGTCCGTCATGGCTCTGATCACTCCGGAGCGCTTCTATGACCCGAAAAACGCGACGATCTTCGAAGTGATGGCCGAGCTGTACATAATCAGCACACCGATCGACATCCTGACCGTCACGCAAGCGGTGCGCAAAAAGCGCCTACTCGATCAAGCAGGAGGTCCCGCATACATCGCAGGACTCACCAACCGCGTCGCATCGACCGCAAACCTCGAGCAGTGGTGTCTCTTCATCAGTGAGCACTACATGAAGCGAGAGTTCGCTCGGATCAGTGCGCAGGTGAACGAGACAAGCTACGACGCCAGCGCGGACGTCTTCGAGATCTACGACCGATTCACGACTCAGATGTCGCAGATATTCAGCAAATCAGTCAAGACTACGATCTCACATGTCAGCGAGCTCACTGAGAAGGTGGCGGAGTCCGTTATTTCACGGGAAACCTCCACCACTGGAGTCAGTGGCTACACCACAGGCATCGCATCGGTCGACAGACTCATCGGAGGACACCAAAAGAGCGACCTCCTGTACATGGCAGGACGTCCCGGTATGGGCAAAACAGCGATGGCGATCAGTGAGATGCTATCAATGGCCGCGCGTGGTGTCCCGGTCGCATTTTTTAGCCTCGAGATGTCGAGCGCTCAAGTCATCCTGCGACTGATGTCGATGCTCACCGGTATCGATGGTTCGAAGCTCATGAAGTACAAGCTCGAGACGGAGGAGCTGCGCACTTTTCAGATGAAAAAGGACTACCTCAACACGCTACCGATATACATCGACGACACCGCTGGCCTCTCTGTCTTCGATCTACGCACTCGC